CTATTCTACTTTATTTACTGCCTCTAATAAATCCTCTATATCTTTATGTGTATATACTTTATCAGTAATATCTGTACTTGCATGTCCTAGTATTCTTTTAACACATAATTTGTTAGCATCTGTTCTATCAATACGAGTAGAAAAGGTATGTCTAGTATCATGGGGTTTATGTTCACCATTGAACTCTAATTGTTGTATTATCTTTTCCCATTTCTCATGATAATAGTTCCAATATTTCATTTGGTCGTATTCATGGTTAAATATTAGATATTCACTACCAACTTCAATTGCTTTATCATACCATCTTTTAACTAAAGGTATAATTCTTTCATGAAAAGGTATGACTCTATTTTTACCTGCCTCTGTTTTAGAACCACCTATCATGTATTTATCCTCCATGTGAACATTTTCTATTTTTATATCTAATAGTTCACCAACTCTCATACCTGTATAGATTAGTATTAAAATTGTGTCAATAAAGTCCATCCTATCAACATTTTTCCATAACTTGTCTATTTCATCCTCTTCAAAAGGAACTCGCTCTAATTTGGTTGTTTTTTTGCCTATATCAATGTATTCTGAATACTTTCTTACATTAATATCATTTTTAATAGCATAATCATACATCTGATGCCATAATATTTTAAATGCCTTTTTAGCACTCCATTTATTACCCATACCATCTACAATGGCTTGTAAATGATTTAATCTGACATCAACAAAAGCCATATCCTGTAAATCTGTACAATAATTCCAACACATATCATATACTTTGGTAGTCTTATATGCAATTTTAGGATATTTTTCATCTTGCCATTTCTGATGTAATTCCTTTACTGTAATATTTCTTGCATCTATATCATAAGGTTTCTCATTGAATAAGGCTAATTCTTGCAGGGCAAGAGTCTTTGTTTCATAATATCCTATGATTTTTCTTATCTGTTTACCATTTTCATCCCATCCTACAGTTTTCCTTACCATATAGGGCTTTCTTCTCTTACCTGATAACTTCTCAATAGAACCATAATTATTTGGTAATTTCATTAATCATTTTACCTCCTTTTTATTGTTAAATAGGGCTTTATATGATATAATGAAATAGAAAAATCCATAACATTATATCTTTATATTTTGTTTTTTAGTTTGACCGACTAATAGAGATTTTTCAATATGACTTACTGCTCCAACAGTAGGTCTTTTTTTTATGCTTTTTTGCTTTTAGAATACATTTCTTTAATTTTAAGGACACACCATTTAATTGGTACATATAAACAATATTTAAAGAATAAATAATACATATAGAAAAATAGAAAATAGATAATATTAACAATAATATATTCACTAACTTTCCAACTTGTAGTGTAATATTTACCTTTACCAATTTTATTTACTGTTCTGACTCTTGCTCTCATAATTATCTTTTTAACTTTCTCCTAACTTCTACTGCAACTCCTATTATTCTTACAGGTTTTGTGAGTATATCATGCTCATCAAATAAATAAGGTTCATATTCATTGTTTAATGGCTTTAATATGATACTTTTATTTTGCTTTACAACTCTTTTAAATGTAGCATCATCACCATTAACCATGACTACACAATCATCTCCTGACTCACAATCAGGTTGTTGTTTAATTATAATAGTATCTCCTCTATGATAATCAGGGTACATACTATCACCATCAACAACTAAAGCAAAATATTGCTCTCCATTTTTTTCCCACTCATAAGGTATTTCTTCATATCCTAGTACCTCCTGAATTGCTTCAATAGGTACACCGGCGGGAACTTTACCAAGTAAAGGTATTTTAATTGTCCTAGATGGCATTTGTGTATATGATGCATCTTCTATTGATGGGGTAGGTATCCACTCTCTATCAATATCTACATCATAACCCATCAACCAACCCTCACTAACATCTAAAGCAATAGCAAGTTTGTGTAATTTGTCTGATTTTGCTTTGTACTTACCTGATAGGTAATTACTTATCAATGATTTATCAATACCTGTTTTGTTTACTAAATCTATTTGTTTTATGCCTCTGATATTCATTGCTTTTCTTAATCTATCAGAAAAATCTTCTACAATCATACATCAGCCTCCCTACATATATTATTATACACAGAAATTAAGAAAAATCAACAAAAGTTGAGAAAAATATAAAAAAATTGAGAAAAATCAATAAAAGTTGTTGACAAAAAAATTTTTTGTGATTATACTTAATATAGTTGAGGAAACTCAACTAGATAAAATGGAGGGAGGATATCAATGGAAAATACAATTTTTGATTACTCAAAGTTAAAAGACAAAATACAAACAACTTTATATACCAATAATGATGGTAATACTGAAACTTACAATTTAACAAGTTTTGCTAAAACAATAGGTATTTCTTATTATTCTTTATATAAGAAGTTAAGAAATATTGTACCATTTACTCAACAAGAGATTATTAATTGTATAAAAGTATTAGGAATAGAGCCATCAGAGATTAGTATATATTTTTTTACAGAAAAAGTTGAGAAAACTCAATTTTAGTCGGTCAAACTAAAAAACAAAAACAAAAATAAAGATATAGAAAGGATTTTTTATGAAAAAGAAATTAAGTGTTAAAGAGGTTGCCTCTCTTATGGGTAAATCTACTCAATTTGTTAGAGTAGGGTTACAAAATGGCAAGTTTACATTTGGAAGTGCAGTAAAACTATCTTCAAGATGGTCTTATCATATATCACCTGCATTATTTTATGAATATTTAAATGGCAATGGAGCAAAGGAGGGGCAAGTAAATGAAAACTAAAACTAAAAGTGTAATAAGACCATGGGTAAAAGTAGCATTATTTATTATTGCAATGATATTAATTCTTATTGGATTAAATAAGATACTTGCAAATGATATGGAGAAACATATTGAAAAAGTATCAGAAGAGTGTGCATCAGAGGGATATGGTATTAAAGCCAAATATACAAAAGAGGGGGATAAATACTATGTCTGCAACAAATAAGAGTCAAATATCTGATATTATTGCTCATTTAAGAAAATATAAAACTATTACTTCTTATGAAGCAATTAAAAAATATGGAGCAACTAGATTATCAGGAATAATATTTATTTTACGAGATAAAGGTTTTGGAATTGAAACTGAAATGATACAAGGCAAAAATAGGTATGGACATGCTACTAATTATGCAGTTTACCACCTTGTAAAAGATTTAGAAGAGGAGGTAGATTAGTGTGCTTTTATTAAAGATACTTTATTATTTCATTTGTGTAGTGGCAATTATATTATCAATATTTTTTGTATTTTATCTAATTAAATCTATTATCAAGACTCTAAAAAGGAAAAAATAATGAACAATAATAAAAGATATTATTGGATAAAGTTAAAGACAGATTTCTTTACTCAAAACACAATAGATTTTCTGCTATCCCAAAAAAATGGTTGTGAATATGTAGTTTTGTATCAGATGCTTTGCCTACTTACTGCAAATAATGATGGAACTTTAGCAACTAGATTTGGAGAAACATTAATACCTTATGATATAGATAAAATTGTTAGAGATACAAAATATTTTGATTTTGATACTGTAACCATTGCACTAGGATTATTTAAAAAGTTGGGTTTAATTTATGAACAGGAAGAAAAAATATTGAGAGTATCTGATTTTGAACAAATGGTAGGAAGTGAAACTGTTTGGGCAGAAAAGAAGAGAAAATATAGGGAAGCAATCAAAGGTAATAATGAAAGACAATTACTAGGACATAATGAGGACATTGTCCGAGAAGAGAAAGATATAGATATAGAGATAGATAAAGATATAGATATAGAAGAAGAAAAAGAAGAAAGTGTTAGTGTTAGTGTTAGCAAAACTGACCTTAATAATTTTTTTAAAAGATTTGAAATAAAAGGAAAATTAAATCAACAAGCAATTATAAATTATTTAAATAAAGGTATGACTTTAGAAGTAATTGAAAATGGTTTATTAATTCCTTTTGATAGAAATGTAATGAACTTTGATTTTGATAAAGAAGAAGCACCAATAGGAGATGCAATATCTTATGGTTTAACAATTTTAGAGAATTGGGATAACTTTGGAGTCAAAACAATGGATGATGTCAAGAAGTATAACAAACTTAATAAGAATAGAGAAGTTATGTTAGGTTCTGATAATGGAGGTGATAAATGATGAGATTGGATGAACTATCAAAATACTATCATATCAAGTTAGAAATAAAACAACTTGAAGATAATTTAAGAGAATTAGATGATACTGCAATTGGTAGTCCAATATTAACAGGTATGCCTCATAGTCAGGGGAGTGTAGGCAATCCTACTGAAAGTTTGGTTTTGAAAAAGGATAAACTCTTAAATCTTTTAAAGAAGAAAAAGGAAAAATTATATGATGAACAAATAAAGATAGAAGAGTTTTTAGAAGAGGTGCAAGATAGCACTATCAGAATAATTATTAGAGCAAGATTTATTGATTGTAAGAGTTGGAAGCAAATAGGTAAAGAACTTAATTTTGACAGAACAACACCTTATTATCATTTAAAGAAATATTTAAAATCTCATAATAAGGAGGATATAAAAAAATGACAGTATTAGATTTTATTTATGGAATATTGGTGATTGCTTCAATTATGGTCTTATTTATTGGTTGGCTAGGAACTAAATATGATGTAGTTGGAAGAGATGAAAGAATAAAAGAACTAGAATTACAGATAAAAAAATATGAAGATAAAGAACAAAGAAGAATAGAAAGAGAAAAGAAGAAAAAAGAAAAAAAGATAGCAAAGAAAGTCAAAAAAGGTGATGCATCATGAGTGGTGAAATATTAAGTATAGAAACTACTCAAAAGATTGCTAGATTAGAAAAGGAAAATAAAGAGATGTCAGAGATTATTTTTAAGTTTGATGCAGAAGTTAATAAACAATTTCAAATAATTAGAACTTCTTATAATCTACTTAAAAGCAATCCTGATGCTATTGAAGATGTATTAAATATTTTAAAGGAGGGATTAAATGAAAGCCAAAGATGATAATTCAGTTAAGTTCTTATATCTTGATGAAAATGACTTTAAAAAGAAATTAAGAAGTTTAAAGACATACTGTCCAATTGCATATAAACAACTTATTTTCAGAGTCAAAAAAGAATTATTAATAGATATAGAAGATGGCACTTATTCTAAAGATTTAAAGACCTCTCAAGAGTTTAAGTTCATTTATGGACAAATAAAACTTGTTTATAGTGTCAGAAAAGGAATTATTATCATGGAGAGCATTGAACCCTCACAATTTTTTCTAGATGGTTATATGTCTAGTTTAGATACTTATAAAGGTATTTATTATAGAAATAAAAAAGATAAGTTCAAAATTGATTTAGTTATGCAAATGAAAAAAGAAAGGAATTATGCATTATGAACGAAAAATTAAGAAAAATAATTAATTATTATGGAATTAATAAACAACTTAAATACTTTCAAAGTGAAGTATTTGAATTAAATGAAGCAATAATATCTTATCAACACAATGGATGTTTAGAGAGTGCTATTGATAGTATATTAACAGTAGTGCTACCACTAACAGGAACAAAACATGTTGATTATAAAAAAGAACATATTAAAGAAGAAATTGCAGATGTAATGGTTATGTTAAAACAATTGCAATTACATTACAATATTTCAACTGATGAAATTAAAACTATTATGAAATCAAAAGTTGATAGACAATTAGAAAGAATTAATGAGGAGGTAAAGCACAATGATAAATGATGCTATTAAGAGAGATAAAAAATTAAAAGAATTAGTAGAAATAACTAATATATCAGATGAAGAGTTTGAAAAATTAGATTATAAAGGAAAACAAAGATATTTTAAAGCAAAAAACAAGTTATGTAAGATATCATTTATTTCTAGAGATAAAAAAGGCAATGGTATCACTTATAAAAAGCCATTGCAAGAGGTAAAGAAGAAATGATAGAAAGATTTATAGAAAGATTTATTTGCCAAAGGAGTAGTGTATGAAGAAAATAGATATAGTAGATATAAAAAACATGGTTAAAAAGAATAAAATTAGATTTGAATTAAAAGATAATTATATTTATTTAAAAGATTTGATACATGATGAACAAGTAATTGTTGGTGAATATGAAGAAAATGAACAAGAAATACTTTCTATTTCACCTTATGGCTATTCAATAAAAAGGAGGGGAGTAAAATGCAAGAAGAAAAATTAACTATGCAACAAATGGTAAACTTTTTTCAAGATTGTAGAGATAATGGGTTAGATATGGTAATTAAATTAAAGATGCCTAACCAAGAACAACCTGAAATTATAATGAACTATAATAAAAGTATTGATGCAAAGTTAGAATATTATCAAAAGACTTATACTGATGATTTAGTACATAAAAATAATCCTGATATTCAGATAATTGAGATATTAGGAACTAATATACCATTTTAGAGGTATGTTATGATAATAGGATTTATTATTGGAGTCTTTGTAGGTTTTACAATAATGGCTTGTATTAAAGTTGGTGATGATGATGAATAAATGTGTTTATTGTCAAGAGTCAGATAATCATATAAGAGGAAAAAGTTTAAAATATTATGATTTTAAATCAACTGCAGGTTATAGAACAGGATATATTAGAAAATGTGATATTGATATAATAGACTTCCTTGATTTATTTATTTTAAGAGGTGCAAAAGACAAGAAAGCAGGATTAATGATTGATAGTGGTTATGGTTTTAGGTATATTGATATTACTTATTGCCCATTTTGTGGTAGAAAACTAGATAATGAGGTGATTAAATGAGTAGAACATTTAGAATTAAGTTCGGAAGAAAGACAGTACAACCATTTAAGAAACCTGATATTGATAATATGATAATTAATTGTAAAAAAAGAAGAAATCAAGCAGAGGATGATAATGATAAAGAGCAACAATACCTATGGGATAGAAATTACATGATATTAGTTATAGGTATGAACCTTGCCTTTAGAATTGAAGATATTTTACAATTAAAAGTTGATAATTTTAAAAATGGTTCAGTATATACAAGAGAGTTTAAAACAAATAAGGAGCAATCATTTGAATTGCATCCATCATTAGCAAAAGATATAACAGATTATATTAATAGAAATGGATTAATTGAGGGAGAGTATTTATTTAAGAGTAGAAAAGGTGTTAATAAGCCAATTACTAGACAAAGAGCATGGCAAGTAATAAAAGAACTAGCAGATGAAGTTAAAGTATCATATCCTGTTGGATGCCACTCTTTAAGAAAGTATTTTGCTAGGTCATACTATGAAAAGACAGGAGATATCATAGGATTAAAAGAAATGTTAAATCACTCTAACGAAAGAGTTACATTATTATATATCTGTTGGGATAATGATGATAAAAATGAGAAAAGAAAGAACTTCTATTTAGGAAGTTAGTAAAGTGGTATGTTTCAACATATCACTAAAATTAAAATCTATTAATTTTACATAATGAGAGTTTGTAAATTGAGATAAAAAATAACACTTTCCTGACATCAGGAAAATGGTTATAAAATCTAGGGAAAAAAGGAGATTTCTCATAAAAAACTCAATTTAACGGTCTTATGTCATTTAGTAAAATTCATATAGGTAAGAATTAGGAGGTAATAGTATGGTTTATGAAAGACCAAAAACATATCAAGAAGAGTATGAAGATTTTTGGAAAGGTATAGTAGAAAATGAAGATGGTACTCTTAACAAAGACCAAGTTATGAGAGAATTAAGTGATTATTCTATGGTTATGGATAATTGTGCAAGAGCATATTGCTTAATGACTCATCAGAGAATATCAAAACAAAATACAATGTTTTTTGAAGTAGAAAATATTTTTAATGAGTTATTTATTGATAAAGAATTATGTGCAGATGATTTAATCAATACAGTAATCACAAAAGATATGACTTATGATGAAATAATTAAAGCAATTAGAGAATATTTTGATTATTATGAATAGAACTAATTAGAAAGGATGTAAAATGACAATACAATTATCTTTGTTTGATGTAGGAGAGTCAGAAAAGATAAAACAAAGTAAGTTTAAGGATAAGTGTGATGTCTGTGGCAAGTTTGATTATTTAAGAGGCTACAATAATATTTGTATTTGTCAAAAATGTAGAGAAAAGATAAAATTAGGAGGAAAAAATGATATTAAGATTTAATTTACATTTAAAAAATGGTGAAATAAAGACTATTGATTTTGATACTGAAAAAAGTAGTATTACAACAGAAGAAAAATTAGAAATCTGTAATAAATTATTTTCAAGAGGTGGTAATTATATTGGAAATAAAGAATTATCATTATTTGTTAATTTAAATGAGATAGTTTATTGTGATGTAGAAGAAATTGAAATAATATAGGAGGTGAAATAATGAAATATACATGTGAAGAGTTTGTTAATACTGTAAGAAACAATATTAAAGCAGATTTAATACCTGTTGATACAAGATTTAATGTATTTAACAAGGATGAAGAGTTAGTATGTGATGTAATAGTAGATAGAACTACAGTTAAATATACAGGCGACCATCCAACAGATTTACTTGTAGGAGAATACACATTTGTTGCAGTAGAAGAGTAA